CACTAGTAACAAACGTATTGGCGGCATCGCCTAAATCAGTATTTGCAGTTTGTGTAAATGTAGTAGTTTCTTGTGTGGGAATTGGTTCGTACTCCAAGGAGCTCTTTACTTCCAAGTCAGTTACAATACGATCATTCTGGTTTGCATACAAAGGAAACTCTGATGCGCCATCGTCAGCTGATTCTGTAATAGCAATGGTGTAAAGTCCTGCGCCAATATTTTTTAAATCTGATGGGACCAAATCAAGTGTTGCTTCACCCGTTGTACCGCTATTTACCAAAGTAAGTTGCTTGAGCATTATTCTACGTTTGGTGTTTGGGTTCATTATAGTCGCATATAAAGCCTTAGTGCTAATATTTTGCAAAGCTCTATCTCTGTTTCTTACAAAGAAACTTAACTTGTTATTAAACCCTTTGTGGACTGTTAATTTGTTTTGATTCATAGGTCTATTATCCGTTTTTATGCCTTCTGTCGTAAGAACTAGATCTAACGACTGGTTTCCTAAATTATATACTGTATGACTACCGTTAAAGGACATTATTTAATTCCATGTTTGTAATGTATTTATCTACTTTAGCTATAAATACTTTTGATGACTAATGAGACTAACCTACAAGAGAAATTTCCCTTTTTAACTGGAATGGCGTATAACGGTAAAGACTATGTCGGCATTGTGCAAAACAAAGACAATCAGATTATAAGTTTTTACGATATCGATAAATGTCGTAACAGTGAAGAGAAACGAATAATGATGGATTGTGGCGACTTATGGTGGTGGGAATCTAACAGAATGTTGCCAATTGATGTATTTTTATTTCATGAGATGCAAGAATTTAAACACTGTGTTAGTACGTTTATTTTAAAAGAGACTGAAGTACTATTTGGACCTATTACAAGTATGCAAAACATACTTAAAAAGCGGATCAAACGTAGAAGTATCCAGTTAGTTAGGAAAGTAGACCCGTCCGATTAAGAGTTACTTGCCTAGTTGCTCTATAATTAAATTTAACTGCACTATAATAGCTGTAGCATAACCAATTGCATGGCTTCTTTTAAAGAAGTATCCGTCCGTCTGTTCCCAAACTTCTTGTGATATCACTTCCCAACTATTTCCAACTAAGTATCGTTTGCCAGGTCTTATAAGTGCAAGTATTATTGCTAAGTCTTCTACACTATTAGGTAAGTGTTGTTTAACAATCTCGTAATGTTTATTGATATGAAACAGTTGGTCAACGATTTCTTTATGCTCAAACAACTCCCACATAGGTTCTGTTGCTAAAAGTTTATCTAAATGTTCTTCATTTTTAACATCATTGTATATGTGATTGTTCAACACATCTAATTTAAAGTAACCAACGTCTTCTGCTTCTTTGTGGTCTATTGTGCTAAAGCCTTTTAACGGAAACATAGGAATAGGTTGCACATACACGCCAGTGTTATGCTTTTCAAATTCTATTCCACGTTTGATACTCGCTGGCGTATGTTCAATAAGTTCTAGTAACTTATCTCTATCAGCCATATCAATGTCTACGTCAAAATCTATTTTCATAATCCAATCAAACCCCAACCATGGTTGGCTATTGCATTTAGTATTATACTAACACATGTTACCATGTGAGTCAACCACCAAACAGTTCTAATACTCGCAACTGTGTTTGCTTGGGTGTCTGTTTCGCCTACTTTCTCACCTAGACTTTTAGCCCAGATTCTCCACCACTTTCTCATATCTCTTTTCCAGAAAATTCTTCTGCCATCGGAAATACTTTTGCAATAACTTCAGCAACTGCATGAGCTAATTCCATATGCTCTAATTGTGTTCCGTTAGAACCACGTAATTCAATATAATGTATCCAACTACGCAATGTACCATTAACATACAGTCTGCTTAGTGTGTTTCCTTCCGGTAGTACTGCTCTTGCCTGCTCTTTAGCAATGCCTTTGCTTACAGCCCAGTTGTATGCGTCTAGTGAAGCATCTATGACACGTTGTTGCTTGTTTTTCCATTCGCCTTGAAGTACAGCATGTCCATCCATCTCAGGATCAAGTTCAATACTGTTTTGCCTGTTAACAGGATCTTGCAATCGTGCTTGTCTAATTTCAAAAGCTAAACTCTGTGTCGGGTCTGCATAACGTTGACTGAACTCTTGGAAACTAAAACTTCTGTGTCTCAACAATTGTCTAGCAATGTCTCTGGTTGTTTCTACTTCCATACAAACACTTACCATTTCAAGTGGCGACCAATGTTTGTGCTTCATCAAGTACTTCACAAGTTTTTCGTTTGTTTTGGTATTGTTCTGATTCTCTGGATTGCTTACTCTTGCACAATAGGCTACTAATCCTAAAAGGCTTGTGTCTTTAGCAAGTTCGAGTGTTGGTGCTTGACTGTAACTAATTATATTCGCTTTCATTATTTTAAAAATTCCTTATTGTTATCATTGTTTAAAACTATATGTGATACTGGTACTGGTACTGTTACTGTTACGCCACAATGTGTACAGTTCATTGTATCTAAATCTCTAGTTGGAGTAAGTTCGTTATTGCATTTTGGACAGTTCATACTCACAGATTTGCCCTCTCACATGTTTCTTTAATCTCTGCTACTTCATCCTTGTTCTTTTTAAACAGTTTCATCCAAAATGGAGGATCTATGTTATCTTGTATCATTTTTACTTGTTCATCATTGAAACGTTCTAGTAATGTGCCGCCTGTATCACTTAGATACAATACCCAAGGACTTACTTTACCCGAACGTATATCGTATACTGCTCTACTGGGAGACACATTTACAAAATATGATTGCCAATCTTTATTGTTTTCTTCTCCCCATTTAGCCATATAAATTACAGTTCTCTCTAATGCTTTTAAACCAGGTTCTTTTTTAACATACTCTTTTAAAAACTTATCATATTGTGCATCAGATATCCATAACTTTAATTTTACACCTGTCTTAATTAACCATTCTGTAAATTGCTCTGGTTGTAACCATTCGTTAACTTGACATGCTCGGCCGAACTTAACAAATGATTCGTAGTAAGGACTAAGAATAAAATCTTCCATTGTTTTAGGGTGTTTAGCACTGGTGTTTAAATCATAAAACATTTGAAATGCTCTATGGCTTAATCGTATATGGGTCATTTCCTTGTCTGCAAATCTTCGTTTCTTTACACACATATGAACTGCCAGAGTAGTCTCTGACTTAAACGACTTTTTACACCATCTACATTCCATTATTTAAATATCTCTTTAATCTCTTTATCAGGCACGCCGGCATCTTTAACATACTGCTTCAACTCGTCTTTAGAGTTTATACTTAACAGTAGTTCTAACTCGTCATGCTTTAAATGTGGTAACAAATCTGAAATTGCTGTGAACACTTTGTTTTTCTTTTTTCTAGTGTTCGGCGGTTTAATGTATTCATGATTTTGTGTTTTGCCGCAACCAGCTACAGTAAATAACAGCCATTGCAATTCTGGATGTTTGCTAACATCACTAAATCTATTATTAACACACTCATTGACCATGTACAAGTAGTCAGCTGACATGTTGCCCCTAACACAACTAGCATAACGCATCATCATCCAGGCACTAAATGCCTTTTTCTTTTCTGCATCAAGTCTAGTATACCAGCCGCGATCTTTTACATCTATGGCTCGCATAACTTCTTGTAAAGGTATTGCTGGGGCCTTCTTCTTAGCCGCCATGATAGTCCTCATATGTTTTAATGAAGTGCTGTTCGCCATTTGCTACATTGTCTGCCCACGTGGATCCAGCTTCTTCGTCAGCAGTATCGCTTATATATTTATAGCAGTGAAATTCCACTTCTTCATTTTTACAAACTTTTGCAATTGCAAAGGCTTCCATTTCAACTACGTCTGTAGGTATATCCATATTAGGATCTGTAACAAAATCATCTCCCGAGCTACAAATAATACCTTCGCCAATAACTATTGTTTTGCTGTTTGGTTCAAAAGGTGTTTCGCCTAATGCAATTCCCATTTGGCTACACTTCATATCACGTTGCACAATCGAGCCTACTCTATGTAAACCGCTATGCAATGTAATTCCTCCTGCTGTGCCGAAGTTCCAAACACGTTCTGGGGTATATCGCTCTACTAGTTTTGCCGCAGTAATACCTGCATTAACTTTACCTACTCCTGTAAAGAATACGTTATCCCACTTAGCCATTGCAGGAGCTTCTTGCTCCAATGCTATCAAAATTATATCTTTAATTCTATTCACCTTCAAATTCAATTAATGTATTTACACTATAACCGTGTTTCTCTATTATAGCACTTCCTTCTAAGCTGGGCAAGTTTATTACAGCTAATATTAAGATATTTTCTTTGGGCACATCAAAACATTCATGTACCAAGTCTGCACAGGCTATTGCTGTACCACCTGTTGCAATTAAATCATCTACAATAACAACTTTGTCATGCTCGTTTATGTCAGTAACTTTTTGTATCTCTAAACTTGTACTACCATACTCTAAATCAAAATCACGTTTGTGGGTTGGATTAGGTAACTTGCCAGGCTTACGAGCCATTATAAAAGGCAAGTCTAAATCTCTGGCAATTGGTGCTCCAAATACAAACCCTCTACTTTCGATGCCAACTACTTTAGTTGCACTAAAGTTCATTGTTAACGATGTTAAGTCTAGTAGAGATTTGTTAAATGCCGATGGATTTTCTATGAGGCTAGTTATGTCTCTAAACTGTATTCCAGGTATCGGGAAGTTTGGTACAGTTCTAATACAATCTTTTAAATCGATATTATAACTACTCATCTAATAATTCATCCTCGTAACATTCCCAAATTTCATTTTCTGTAAAATACTCTTCAGTGTATTTTTCATCCGAGTCATGCCATTTCATATTCATGTAACCTACACTTGCATAGTACCCTTTACCAGTGGTATCACAATT